GCATTTACTTTCTCCACGGTAGTGTGGAAATACTCCTTAAAGTCATCACTTGGTTCCATAACACAAAGAATATCTTCCCATTTAACAGAAGCACGATTCTCTTTAATCATGGCAATTGGAAGCCATTGTTGCATTATCAAATTCATATTTCTTACCTCAAACATCATAGGCTCTATAATATCCACAACCTCTGCATTTAGGTTGTCAAAGAAACAAATAACATCCATACCATCTTTGAATCTAACAATCTTTACTTCATTTTCCATCTTTAAGTCCTATGTTGTAAATCTTAAATGAAAACTTCTCCTCATTATATATCTTTACTCTTTCCACAAAATGTTGTAGTGTAAAGTTCATATGTTTTTTATGTCTCATATCATCCGCAATATCATACAAGGTGGCCATTTCTTTACCTTCACTTTGTCTTAATCCTCGTCCAATAGACTGAAGATTACGGACTCTACTTTTAGAAGGAGAAGCAAAAATAATATTGTGCAAATTACGAATATTAATACCTGTACTAAAAGTACCAAAAGAAGCGACAACGATAGCATCATTTTCCGTCTCCATAATTCTACGAACATCTTCTCGTTCTTGTGTTTCTACACCACCATGTATGAAAAAGACCTTACGGCCATTGGCTTTTTCTAATATATCATTATAAAGGATTTGCCCATGCTTTTCAACCATTTGATATAATATAAGTGTATTAGTACCTAAACTAATTGCAAGGTTTCTAATGAACCTATTTCTGTTTTCATTTGAGATTAAGTATTCTATTTCTTCTTGATATGTTGCGGACTTCATTCGTTCAACAACTTCATCTGAATGCCGTAATACAAGACATTTGATTTGAAAGTCTGATAGTTGTTTGTTATCAATCAATTCTTTTGTGGTGATAACTTTTTCCACGACACCAAACAATCCTTCAAGTACCAGTTTATGTGTTTTGGTTCCGTCTAAAGTACCAGTTAATCCAATTCTGTATTTTGTTTTGTTGGCCGCAGTCATTATGGTTGTAAGAGACTGTGCCTTAAACAGGTGTGCCTCATCACCAATTACATAGTCAAACTGTTCAAAGTAACTTGATGGTAATTGATACAGTGATTGCCATGTGGAAATAATTAATGGCTTGTCAGATACTTTATCTTTGCCTTGATAGATTCTATGCACTGCATCTTCAACCAAAAAACCATTGTGTGATGAATAGTCTGCAAAGTCAGAATACAGTTGTTCCACCAAGGAAGTCGTAGGAACGATTATAAGGCCTTTGAGATTCTGATAGTCTAGTAGTTGTCTGAACAGTAAATAAATGATTAGTGACTTGCCTGAGGCGGTTGGAGACAGTAATAATGCTCTACGGTGTTGTATCGCATGAATAAAAGCATTACGTTGATGGTCTCTGACTTGAATTGGTTTGCCTTGTGAGTGTAGATTTAATGACTCCGCAAACTTGTTGAAGTGATATATTGAATATTCGTCTTGTAGTTTGAGGTCACCCCAATCAATAAAGTATTGACGTTCATCTGCAAACTCTTGTAAGTAACTGGTAAGTCCAAGATATAACTGTTGTGTCTGTAGATTGAAAAGACGTATCTTGCCGTCCCATATTTTGTTTTTAAATGCTGGAACAAACTGGTGTCCAGGTACAAAGAACGTAAAGTATTCCGATAACTCTCTTGCAACATCTCGTTCACAAGTTATCTTGGCATACACCTCATCTTTTTTAACAATAACGATATCACTGTCCATTAACAAATTTTTCCCATGATATAAAATCTCTTAACTGCCACGTTCTTTGTTTAAGTTCAGACATAATAGATTCAACAACCGATATGGCTTCTTCGTGGTAGACTTTCTTTTCTAACAGTTTAATTAAATCACCGTCAGCTTCTAAGTATGTGTTGATGTCCGATTTCAATGCAAACTGAAATGGTTCCCAACCATATTCTTCCAATTCTTCTTGTGACATTTTACCTGTAAAGTATTCCCATTTAATCTTACGCATACGTAGATAATCAAAGTGTGCTTTCTTTGATGCAATTTTATGTTTGGTTAGTATGTTTAGATACTTACTGTGGAGAATAGGTATTCTCAATAGTTCTTTGCTGGGTTCTGTTTGATCCATATTTGAATCTGTTTCCCAATATTTTAAAATTTGTTCAAGATTTTCCATAATTATTTAAAGTGGCAATAAAGTTACATTATAACACTTTTTTATTATTGTGTCAAGTAAGTATATGATTCATACCTAAAAGAAGCAGTTACAGTCATAATATTATCCGCAGATAATCTGGTGTCAAAATTAATATCACCCATATTAATTGGAAATAAATTTCTGAAATTAATTCTAAGAACAGGATTATTCAGATTAGATAGTATGGTTAAAGTGGCATCAGAAAAATGTTCACTTCTTTGTAGTTCTTCTTTATAAGTTCTTTTTTCAAAACCATCAGGGTCTGCAATTGAAATAAACCAGTTGTATAAATTTTTCCAAGTTTGTAATTCTTCATCAACTATAAATTCAATATCAAGTAAACTGTAATCCAATTTGGTACCTGGAGAATACATGTCCAAAAATGGAGTGGCACGAATAACTTCACCCAATTTTATAGATGGTATATTTACAGACTGGCAAAAATACTGTACTGTTTCAATTCTTTTAAAATTTAACAAGTATTTTGTAGGTTGTAATAGGTTTGTATTTTGTGGATTTCTGTTTAGTGCAGTCATTTTATCTCCTCTATACTATTTAGGAACCAAAAAAAAGGACCCCGAAGGGTCCTTCTTAAGCACCACTCTGCGGTGGCTTCGTATTACATCAAGTTTGTAACTCTGAAAATACGGTAGTAGACGTTGCTACGTGCGTTCAATGCACCGTTACCAGTTGTCAAACCAGTTGCGAATGGGTTTGCAACCATTCCGTAACGAGTCTTGAATCCAATTTTTGGTTGGAATGTGAACTGGTCAACTGCACGAACCATTTGTAGAGGAACGTATGGGCAGTAGAAAATACCTGCGTCATAAGGTGATGAACCTTTGTAACCAACTGTAACCAATTCTTGGTTGGCTGTGTAACCACCAAAATATGGATCAATGTAGACCTTGATACGGCCATGTAACAAACCAGCAAATGTATTGCCTGTGTCGTCAACTTGCAAGTCAGCTTGTAGAGCAGGTGTATATTGTAGAACACCAGCCATTGCCATTGCGGAAGCAACGTCAGATGATACAATCATCACGTTACCTTTGCCACGACGAGTTTGTTTTGCAATAACGTTAGCATCACGTTCAATTTGGAAAATCAAACCTTTGAAACGTTCAACTGACCAACGGCCGTTAGAGTCTGTGTCCAAGTCAAATGTACCAGCAGTTGTAGTACCGAATTGAGCACCAACAACAGCAGTTGCATAGATTGTACGAATAACTTCACGGTTAATTTCAGCAAGAATCTCAGTAGAAAGAATGTTACTCAATTCTGTTTCAGCATCCAAACCATGGATTGCTTTCAAGTCTTGTGCAAGTTCTAGTGAGTATTCAGCTTTCAACGCACGGCTTTGAGCAGTAACGGTAACTTTCTCAATTGTGAATGCCATTTGGTTGAAAGTGTTTGCGCCATCATCAATACCAAGTTTTTCAGCGTTAGCTGTTGTGATACCAATACCAGTTGTCAAGTTGTTAGCAGTGAAGCTTTGAACTGTGTTAGCGTTAGTATCAGAGTTGGACAAGTTGCCTACGAAACCATACAAGTTTGTTGATGAGTTAGCACCAGAGAACTGTGTGTTAGCTTCGTTGAAGAATGCTTCGTTTGCGTTAGCTGTTGAACCAGATTGGTTGCTGTAACGAGCACGCATTGCAAAAATCAAACCTGTTGGACCTGTCATTGGCTGAACGCCGCAAACATCATAAGCAATCAAGTTTGGTAGAGCACGGCGAACCAAACTAATCAAGATTGGGTCGTAGTTAGAAACGCCACCAGCAATGTTTGTAGGTGCTGTTGAATATGTTGTTTCATTCAAAGCTTGTGCATCTTGTTGCATAGCTTGTTGTTGGTTTTCCAAAACAAGTGCTGTAACAGCTTTCTTGTATGGGTCTTTGATGGATTCTAGTTCTGGATGTTCCAAAACTGGTTGCCATTTTTTCTGTAATTCTTCTGTTAGATACATGAGTTTTCTCCTTGTAAGTATCTTTTATTGGTAAATTTTATTTATTTAACCAAGGATTTAGAGATTGATTGTGCGTATTGAGCAATTGCAGGATCAGAAGAAACAAATTTCTTATCTTCTTCTTCAACTGTAATTTCTTCATTTAGAGCAGAACTATTAGCTGATTTAACTTGGTTTTCAAAATAAGATTCTCTTATTGTAACCACTTTATCTGCAAATTCTTCTTCTGAAGTAAATTCAACACTCTCTGCGAGTTGTTTCATTTTCTCCACTTGGGTCTGCGTCAGGCCTTCACATACTGCATGTATAGCCTCTGTTTTAATTTTTTCGTTTAATTCTTTTTTAAGTTGAATAGCAGCATTAATTTGTTCATTCAAAGAATCTTCAAGTTCTTCCACACGGGTTGTTAATTCTTCAACAACGTTAACTTTTTCTTCTGGAATGTCAATGTAATGGTCCTCAAACAAACCTTTTAGGCCAGTGATAAAGTCTTCCACAATTTCGGCACGTAGACCTTTTTCAACTGCCAATGTGTTTTCTTTCATCCATTCTTCAGCCATATAGTTCATGTAGTCATCAACTTTGGTAGCCAAATCTTCTTTAACTTCTTCAACAGCTTCTTCAAATTGTTCGTATAGTTCTTTTTGGATATCTTCCAAAATTGATTCTGTACGAGCAATAACAGCAGCTTCAAAAATTGTAGTTGCTTTAGAAACAAATTCTTCTGAAAGATTTTCGTCACCCAATAGAGCGTTCATATCTTCTTTCATTTTTTCTTTCATTGTTTCTTTCTTCATCATTTTTTTAATCATTGCTTTGTCTTGCTTAGCATCTTCATGACCTTCGTCTTTTTCTTCAGCAACAACTTCACCATCTTCTTCTACTTCTTCTGGAACATAAGGTGCAACTGCGCCTGGATTTGGTTGCATTGTTTGTTTTGCCAACTTAGCTTTAATGCGGTCACGAATATTTTCGTAAGATGTTTCATCTCCTTGATGGCCACCCATATCGGCAGATGCACCTTGTGAATCACCAGCAGATTCTTGACCTGGTTGTACTGCCAATTTTGACATTGGTTGTTGACTTACTGGAGGTTTAGCTCCTGGTGGTGTTGCAGATGGTACACCTTTTGTATAATCAGGTGCATCGTCATTAACATCGTTAGGTGCTGTGCCAATTTGTCCAACATTTTTTGTGCCATAAGCAACTGCTGGGTTTAGTCTTTGTGGTTTATCTTGGCCACCTCTTTTAGAAGAAACAGAAGAATCTAAATTCTCTTTTGCACCTTCAGTTAGAATTGCTTTAGCGGCGTCTGACAGATTAAATTTTGCCATTTTGAAAATCTCCTTGATTTTATATTGGATATTTATAATTAAAGTTTTTTGAC